ACCGGAATGGTGCGATTGTTCTTCACCTCTCCCTGTCGCACCCAGACGCTTTGGAGTTTATTACTACACCAAGACATGAACTCCCGTGGGTAAAACGTTGCATCAACATCACGCCAGAAATGTGGGAAGCATGCGAGTTCAAAGAAGAACTGCTGTTCGGAATCAAATCTGGTGACATCTGGCTAAACAAAATCCGTCATGATCTACAAGGAAATCGAATCTATGGGAACGTATGTCTTGAGGTGTACTTGCCCAGTCGCGGCACATGTCTCTTGCAGCATGTCAATCTCTCTGCCTGTGAATTTGACAACATTCCAAGAGCTTTCCGTGAAGGGATGCAAGAACTGTGCTCACTACATGGTCGAACTGGTGTCGGCGCTTCAGGAGAATATCTCCCTAGCGTCACCGACAGACAGGTTGGCCTCGGAGTGCTCGGACTCGCCAACCTCCTTCGGCGGTACGGCATAACCTACGAACAGTTTGGTATTGCACTAGATCAAGTAAACGGTGGTGATGTCGTACAGACACCTGCCTTTGCTTTGGCTAGTCAGTTCAAGACTGGTATTACAGAAGCTGCTGCTATTGCACGTAGCCACAACATGGTGCGAGCCTTTGCTATTGCACCGACTGCTAGCTGCAGTTACAGGAGCAAAGATCTTGACGGGTTCACTGCAACCCCAGAGATTGCACCACCAATTGGCCGAACAGTAGACCGTGACAGCGGCACGTTCGGTGTACAAACATATGATTACGGTGAAGTTGAGATTGCTTCAGAAGTCGGCTGGGACGCTTACAAGCGTGTGGCTGATGGTCTGATGACAATGCTTGATTTCACAGGACTTCTTCATGGGTATAGCTTCAACAGTTGGAGTGATGTTGTCACCTACGACAACGCCTTTATCGAAGAGTGGCTCAGGTCTCCGCAAACATCCCTTTACTACAGTTTGCAAGTAATGGGCGATACACAAGATAAGTCGGATGCTTATGCTGCCTTAGATACAGAAGAAGTAGAAGATTATCTTGCGTCACTTTTAAATGATGAACCCGAATGTGATTGTCAAGAATGAATCCTTATGAAAAATTACTAGCGCGTAAGCGCAAATGGACACCAGTCCAAACAGAAGCAGGCCCAGTACTTGAAGGTGCAGAAGAAACCATTTACAGAGCACTGGCCTTGCGCCACATGGAACTACCCGTAGGAGACTTTATTACTGATGCTTTGGCCACTGATGTACCAACGCTCGCCAGAGAGCTACTCATCTCAAATGTACGGGATGAAGAGAACCACGACGTGGCACTTGGTTACATCGCCAATGCTTATGGCGTTGACGTACAAGCTGAAAAAGAAGCCTTGGCACTACAACAAGCTTGGATTGCGCATCCTGATCACACGATCACCAAAGCGATGGTTGCCGAGCGTGCAATTTTCTTTGTATTACTCCCGTTCTTTAGAGCTGTTGGTGACAGTGGTATGCGCACAGTCTCTGCGGATATATCAAGAGATGAACAAATCCATGTCGCAACGAATAGTCTCGTCTGCAAAGAACTCGGATTGGACATCAGTCCATCCCTAGATAAGCTGCGCAAAGCTACAATTAACTGGGTAATGCAACCGTTAAACTATAACGCTACAGACAGAAAATTAAACAAAAAATTTTGGCTGGATCAGAGCGACAACCTGATGTATCAGGGTAAAGCACCTGAACTTTCCTTCACAAAAGCAAGCAGAGTTCCTGCTTTCTTCGAGCACAGTAATGTCAATCTACCCCAATACGCTTGAGCCAATCTTTGGCCCAGAACTTCGATCAATTGTCGAAGAGTTAAATGAATTCTATCCACCCGTTACTCCTACACCAGACTGGACCGAACGTCAGATCATGTATCGAGCTGGACAACGTTCAGTCGTGGAGTGGTTAATCCAACGAATAGAAAACTAATGTGTTTCAATAACAATAATCAGCCTACTCCTCAGCCAAACAAAATGGCAGCAATGCCACCGCAGAAACCGCTGCAGATTGCAAAAACTTCTAAGCTTGATCCTAGACGTGTTGAGGCTGAAAAGAAAAAGCCAGTATCTTACGGAGCCAAGAGTCTTCGTGATACTAATAAAGTAGCCAAGCGTGATGCTGCTTCACTTTTGATTCCTCTAAATAGTGGGGATTCAAAAGGAGGTATTAACGCATGAGTACCGCACGTGAAAGGTACAGCAAGCTAAGTTCTAACCGACATCAATTCTTAGACACAGCTGTAGAGTGCTCAAAACTTACACTGCCTTATCTTGTCTCTCGTGATAACGAGGCAAGAAACCATAAAATACTTGTCACTCCTTGGCAATCAGTAGGTAGCAAAGCAGTGGTGACTTTGGCCGCGAAGCTAATGCTTGCATTGCTTCCTCCACAAACCACCTTCTTTAAGCTACAAGTAAAAGAAGACAAGCTAGGTGAAGAAGTTACTCCTGAAATCAGAAGTGAACTTGACCTGTCATTCTCCAAGATGGAACGAACCATCATGGAATCAATCGCTGCTTCTAATGATCGTGTAGTTGTGCATCAAGCACTTAAACATCTGATCGTTGGTGGTAATGCATTGATCTTTATGGGTAAGGATGGCTTGAAGCACTACCCACTGAATCGTTATGTCGTTAACCGAGATGGTAACGGTCAGGTATTAGAGATCGTCACGAAAGAATCGGTGAACAAAGAACTTCTAAACATGAAGGACTTTGAGTCTAAACCTAATCGAGTAGAGGATGATGGCTCAGGTCATGACGATGAAGTAGACATCTACACCCACGTCAAACTAGACAACGGTCGATGGCGTTGGCATCAAGAGTGCATGGACAAAGTAATGGACGGTACAAAGAGTACTGCTCCTAAAAATGCTAGCCCATGGTTGGTGCTGAGATTCAATACTTGCGATGGAGAGGACTACGGTCGAGGCCGTGTAGAAGAATTCCTTGGAGATTTCCGTAGCCTTGAGGCATTGAGCCAGGCCCTGGTCGAAGGATCAGCGGCGGCGGCCAAGGTTGTATTCCTTGTAAGCCCGTCGAGCACTACCAAGCCACAGACATTGGCTCAGGCTGGTAACGGTGCAATCATTCAAGGCAGACAAGAAGATGTCACTGTTGTAACCACTGGTGGTAAGACGGCTGACTTTGCTACTGCTGCCAACCTTGCTCAACAACTTGAGCGAAGAATTGGAGAGGCGTTCTTACAGCTGAACATCCGTCAGTCAGAAAGAACTACTGCTGAAGAAGTACGCCTTACACAACTTGAACTGGAACAACAGCTTGGTGGTCTATTCAGTCTACTTACCGTTGAGTTCCTTGTCCCTTACTTGAACCGAGTAATGATGGTTCTACAACGTAATGGACAGCTGCCAAAAATTCCTAAAGAATATGTAAGTCCTACTATTGTAGCTGGCGTAAATGCTTTAGGTCGTGGTCAAGATCGTGAGAGTTTGACAACGTTTATTACCACCATTGCTCAGACACTTGGTCCTGAAGCATTGATGAAGTACATCGATTCTACTGAAGCTATTAAGCGACTAGCTGCTGCTCAAGGTATTGATTACCTAGGACTGGTTAAGCGTGAAGAACAGATTCAGGAAGAGATGGCTCAGCAACAACAGATGGCACAACAGCAATCCCTTATGGATCAAGCTGGTCAACTTGCTAGCGCACCAATGATGGACCCTTCAAAGCAACCACAAGAAGAACAACAACTACCACCACAAGATGACTAATACTTTTTCAATGGATGAGTCTCAAGCAGACGCTCCAGAACTTAATGCTGATGAGCAAGAGTCTCTTGCACTTGGCGAACAGATGCAAGCCGCAGAAGATCAACTGCTTGCTGGTAAATACAAAAGTGTAGAGGACTTGGAGAAAGGTTACCTTGAAGCACAGAAAGCTTTGAGCAATCAAAGTGAACCTGAAGTGGAAGAGCAACCTGTCGAAGAGCCGACTAGTACTCAAGAGTTTCTGAATACAGCATCAGCTGAATACGCAGAAAAAGGCGAACTGTCTGAAGACACTATGTCTAAGTTGACAGAGATGTCTAGTGAGGAACTAGTTAATGCATACATTAGCTCGCAAGCAAACAACCAACCTTCAGTTCAGTTAGATGACACTCAGGTGAAATCAATTAAGGAGAGTATTGGAGGTGAAAAACAATACGATGCTCTTATTCAATGGGCTGGAAAGAATCTTGATGATGCATCGGTTCAAGCATTTGATTCACTTGTTGAGACAGG